GATACGTGTCCAAGTTGTAATAGGAAATATTGTGATGATGATCTTCACTTGGTGGATAAAAAAATAAAAGAACTTGATGAATCAATAGAGAATCAACAAAGTATTGTTGATAATTTAAAGCAAAACAAGATCGATAAAGAGAATTTTGGTCAAAAATTATCTAATGGTGTGATTAAACTGGAAAAAAAATTAAAGGAGCTTAACCAAGAAGCATCAAAAGCATCTGTACACCAAGAAAAAATTAAAAATTTACAAGAAAAGATAAAGGAATATGAAAAATCTATAGACGAAATAACTAATGAAAAATTAGATTTTGATGCAAATATAGAAAAAACAAAAGAAAAGATTTTTAAACTTGAGAATGATATTACAAATATTAAAAAAGATATTTCTGTACTTGAAACTGTTAAATTTATTGTATCAGAAGAAGGAGTTAAGACTTTTATTATTAAAAAAATGTTAAGTTTACTCAATACGAAGTTGAATTACTATTTAAAATTACTTGATACTCCATGTAAAATTGAATTCAATGAATTGTTTGAAGAAACAATTATAAATGATACAGGAAAAGAGTGTTCATATCATAATTTTAGTGGGGGAGAACGAGTCAGGATTAATATTGCAGTATTGTTTATGTTCCAAGATTTATTGAGAAGTCAATCCGGAACATCATACTCATTAAATGTATATGATGAGTTACTAGATTCTGCAATTGATCAAAAAGGAGCAGAGAAAATACTTGAGATTTTACGTGATAGAATTGAAAAATACGATGAATCAATATATATTGTGTCTCACAATTCAAATATTAAATCAAATATTGATAATGTGATAACTTTAGAAAAAATAAATGGCGTTACTAAGATTATTAATTGATTTTTTATAGTTTATGTGTTAATATAAGTTATATGGCTCTTAAGATCAAAACTCAAAATGATGATTCAAATAAAAACAAAGTAGTTTTTGAATATCATACTAAAAAAGAAAAACTTCCGTTTGCTCCCGTTGGTATTCCTATTGGATTTCCTGAGTATAGTTACATTGAACTAAGACCGATAAGAGTTCCAGCACCGCCTCCATTGGAAATGCCTGAAGCTAGTTTACCTAGAGCTATAAATTACTATGCCGATTATGGTGGTTGTGGTTTCTGGAGAATGATTTGGCCTGAATTTATGCTAAATCAATATCAAAAAGCATGTATTTCAGGTTTAACGTGCATGGTAATGGACCCTAGATTCTACCAGAACATTAAATGCATTAGAATGCAACGCCAAGCCACTCCAATGCAAAGAAATTTCATTGCCGAACTCAAGAAATTGTCTCCGCAATTAGGGTTTAGAATGGTTTACGAGGTAGATGATATTGTTTTTAAAGATGATATTCCTGATTATAATAGATGCAAAGATGCATTTGTGAGTCAGGATATTATAGATAGCATTTTAAGCATCATGGGTATGATGGATGAGGTTACTGTTACTTGCAAATATATGAAAGAATATTACCAAGAGAAAACGGGTAATAAGAAGATAACAGTAATTCCGAATTATCCACCAAAATTCTGGCTTGACAGATTCTATAATAAGAAAAAGGTTGAAGAACTTTACGATAAGAATAAAAAACGCCCTAGAATCCTTTATTCAGGCTCCGGAACACACGTTGATGTGTTAAATAGAGTCGGATTAAAAGACGATTTCCATCACGTTAATGACGCAATCATCAAAGCACGTAAGAAATTCAAATTCATATGGAAAGGTTGTTTCCCATTAGTCATGAAACCATATATTGATAATGGAGAAATGGAATTCATTGATTGGTCACCTCTTCCAGATTATCCACAGGGATTATACGATGCAAATTGTAATGCGGTTTTTGCACCATTGATTGATAATGTTTTCAATAGATCAAAGAGCAACATTAAAATGGTTGAAGCTGGTGGTTTAGGACTACCCGGTGCCTATCAAGACATGTGTACATACGAAGAAGCAGAACATAAATTCAAAAATGGAAATGATCTAATTGATCAACTTGAATATTTGACTTCTGATTTTGATAGATACATGAAGGAATCCGATAAAGCTAGAGCATTTACTGATAAACTATGGCTTGAGGATCATATTAATGAGTATGAAGCTGTATATTTCACTGAATGGGGTTCTAAGGAACGCAAAGAAATGGCTCCAAGATTAATTGAACTCAATCCAGATCAAGATATTGCTTGATTTATGCACCGAAATGGTGCAGTATTGAGCTATGGCTTATAGAAATGCAATTTATGATTACTCTAATGAGGTAATTCATCTATTTACTTGGGATAAAGATGGCAAAAGAACAAAAGTAGTTTGTAGTTTTGAGCCATATCTATTCATAGAATCACAAAATGGATGTGATGGTACATCCATTTTCAATACTCCACTCAAAAAGATTTCTTTTTCCAACCAAAAAGATAGAAATAAATTCATTGAAGGTACTCCCATAAAGAGATTATTTCATAATCTAAGCATAGAACAACAATTCTTACTAGATACATTCAAGAATGATGTTGATAAAGAAGATTATGGTAAGCAACCGCTTAAGATTTTCTATATTGATATCGAAACATATAAAACTTCTACTACTTTTTCTAGTCCAGAAGAAGCTACGGACCCGATTAATCTCATTACAGTATATGATTCTTTAACTCAGAAGTATCATACGTTTGGTTGTAAGAACTATGCAACCCAAGAAGAAGATGTAACTTACGTAAAATGCACGGGTGAGAAAGATCTACTCATGTCTTTCTTGAAGTTTTGGAAGAAAGATCATCCGGATATTGTTACTGGTTGGAATATTCATGGTTACGATATTCCATATATTATTAATAGGATCAATAGAATCTGGGATAATGATACCAAGTCGAGAGAACTATCACCAATTAATAAGCTTTATTTCAAAGAAAATGTTGCAGTCAATAAGATGGGAAGAAAAATCAATCGTTGGTATATCAATGGAGTCAGTATCTTGGACTATCAGGAAGTATATCAAGCATTTTCACTAGGTGATAGAGAATCATACTCCTTGAATTACATTGCTGAATATGAATTAGGAGAAGGGAAAATACCATTTGGTAGTATGTCTCTTAACAATTTAGCGGATGAAGATTGGATGAAGTTTGTTGATTACAACATTCAAGACGTTAGACTTCTAATTAAACTAGAAGAGAAATTAAAATATCTAAAATTAATTAGAAACCTTTCTTATAGAGGCTTTATTCCTTTTGAAAAAGCAATGGGTAAGGTGTCTCTCATCACAGGTGCAGTTGCACATCAGGCCATGAAACAGAAATTATACATTCCTACCTTCAATGAAGAGAAGATTAAAAAGAAATTTGCGGGTGGGTATGTCTACGAACCAACGCCGGGTCTATACGAGGACATCGTTTCATACGATGCCAACAGTCTTTATCCGAATACAATTATTACTTTGAACATTTCACCAGAAACAAAAGTGGGGAAAATATCATCAATACAAGACAATAAGATAAAAGTTATTTTGACTAACCAAAAAGAAATAACATTTAACATAGAAAATTTTAAGAGATTTGTTACCGAACAAAAACTCACAATTACAAAGGCAAATGTTCTTTATACTCAAAAATTCAAAGGTATAGTTCCAAATCTAATTGATGGTATTTATGCTGAACGAATAAAAGCAAAGGATAAAATGCTTGAAGCTAAGAAAAAATTACATAAGACCTCTGATGAATATGAAAAGAAAAACCTAGAAGAAGAAATTGTAGATAATGATATTTTATCAAATACATATAAAGTGTTTTTGAATTCGATTTATGGTGTATTTTCTCAAATTTATTCTCCATTATTTGATATTGATCATGCTGAAAGTGTTACTTTAACTGGACAAGCAGTTGTTAAGAAGGGTGCTGATTTGATTTTTGAATACGCAAAGAATAATGGTTTCTTGGGTGTATATGAAGACCTTCTAAAATACTCTGATACTGATTCATTGTTTCTATCATATAGTCATATTTTCAAACAAAGAAATATTAATTTGATTAGCGATGGAAGTATTACCAAAGAAGCACACGAATATATTAAACAAGCAGGTCAGTATTTGAATGATAAGATTAATATTTGGGCTAAAGATGAATTAAAATCGATAGATCCTAGATATTTCTTTAAGAGAGAGAAAATCTGCGATGTTGCTCTTCTACAAGCTAAGAAATTTTATATTCTTCACATCCTTGATAAGGAAGGAGTCCCAACAGATGAATTTGATTACACGGGAATAGAAGTTGCTAAATCTATTATTTCCAAACAGGTTAAAGAATTAATTAAAAATGTAGTTGAGCTTGCAATTGTATCTAAAGACAGAAAGAAGGCAGGACATTTGTTTCAAGATGCTTATGAAAAATTCTGCAATTTAACTCCAGAAGAAATTGCATTTAGGAAAAAGGTTAACAACTATGAAAAATATGAAGATATGGTTGAAGAAAGTGGCAAAATGGGCAAGGGAACACCGATTCACGCTAAAGCATCAATACATTATAATCATCTCATAAAGGAATTGGGATTAACCGGACTATATCCAGAGATTACAAGTGGATCAAAAATGAAATTTGTTTATTGTAAAGATAATAAATATGGTTATAAAGTTTTAGCTTTTGGAGATGAATATCCAAGAGAAATGGCTAATTATGTAAAACCAGATTACAAATTAATGTTTGAAAAAAATGTTGCTCCTGTTATTAGTAGGATTTTTACCATCATCGGATGGCCTACTCCAGTAATAGGTTGCGAAGAACATACTGATCTGATATCATTATTCTCATGAACAACAAAGTACAATTAATAGGTTATTACGGTAGTGATGAAATTCATGCAGGTTCGGCTTGGACTTCAACCAGTAGAGATATAAACGAAGAAAAAAGAAATAGAATTCCTTCATTGTTGAAAATGTTAGCTGAAAATGGACATCACACTCCGTTTGAAAAATCTTCTTTGCATTTTTTAGTTACATCTGAAATTGCATCACATATTCATTTATTAAAACACCGTATAGGAGTATCGATAAATGCTGAGAGTGCTAGATATAAAGAATTAAAGGAAGATAAATTTTTTATTCCCGATGATTGGTCTCCTTATTGGGCTAATAAACTTAAAGCATATACCGAAGAAGGATTGAAATTATATCATGAATGTGTTGATAGTCTTGTTAATGATTTAAAAATTGATAGAAAAAGAGCAAAAGAATCTGCTAGATTTTTTAGAACATACAACACACAGTTAGATTGTGATGTTATGTTTAACTGGAGATCGTTCTATCATTTTCTTTCTCTTAGAAATAAACCAGATGCTCAAAAAGAAATTAGAGAAATAGCATCAGAGATGCTTAATTTAGTTAAAAATATTGAAGGGAATCCTTTTAAATATACAATAGATGCTTTTAGACTAAATTAGTCTACGATTAAAAAATTCTTTAAAAGATTCGCCTCTGATTTTTCTAAATGTTTCTTCTATATCAGCGTCAATTTGTTTATTAAATTCCGCTTTTATTTCATTCATATCAATCTTTCTTTTATCAAAATCTTTTTCGTCTATGATTTTATATACTGGTTTAACAGCATATCTAGGTTGAACACATAATATATATTGAGCTATATCCCTAACAAATATGAAATCGCTGACTGTTAAATCATCTACATTTTTTCTTAATGGATTATTAATAATTTTATCTATAATATTCATTATTTTAATAATTATCCCTTGCATTCTTAATAAGATGTGTTAAATTTATATAGTATGACAACACAAAATACAACAAAACTCACAGTAATCCTTGACGCAGTCGGTCGCACCATTCTTGGTGAGGCAGTAGAGTCAACAGATCCTTCAATCACACCAATCAAGAATCCAACAATCTTGATTGTTCAGCAACAGCAGGATGGTAGAATGTCAATCGGTCTTCATCCGATTATTTTTAGGGAATTCTTGGGCGACAAGACTTCTGATGTAGTCTTCAATTATCAGACAGCATCAATCACTAAGTCCGATATCGATACACTCGACTTCAGACTTCAGGCACAGTATGGTCAGATTTTTAATGGCAACAATGCATTCGTTGCTCCTTCTGAGCAACCAGCAGAGTCTTCGAATGTGATTAATCTTTTCGACGAGTAATCTCCTCCTCACATACTCGTTAAATAAACCCCACAAAGGTCTTTGACTTTTGTGGGGTTTCTGCTATTATATACTATATGGCAAAAAAGAACAACACAGAGGAAACAGAAACACAAGTAGGTAGCATTGAAGATGCTTTTAAGATTTTAGATGATCTTAATCCCAAAGCAGCTTTTTTGGATGAGAATAGTTTATCAAATGTAAAGGATTGGATTGATACTGGTTCTTATGCACTGAATGCAATTATTTCCGGTTCACTATATGGAGGAATTCCTATGGGTAGATTGACGGGATTTATTGGACCAGAATCCTGCGGAAAAACTCTAATGGCTAATAAGATTATGGCTAATGCTCAAAAGAAAGGTATGCACGTTGCATATTTTGATACAGAAGGAGCATTGGATGAAGACACAGCAAAAAGAATTGGATGTGATTCATCTAAAATTAAGCATGTTCCATCAGAGATAACTGAAGATTGTAGAAATCAAATTGTGAAGTTTTTGAATACCGTTATCGAAAAGAAACTTCAAGGCAAAGTTCTCTTGGTTATTGACTCTCTCGGTAATCTTATAACCTCACAAGAAAAGAAAAAGATCGACGAGGGAACTGACACTCCTGATATGGGTAATAGAGCAAAGGCTCTTAAATCGATGATGAGAGCAGTCACTCATGCAGCAGCGGCGGCAAACTGTCCGGTGGTTTTCACAAACCACATTTACGACGATCCTTCCGCTATGCATCCAACTGCAATTAAAAAGCAAGCAGGTGGTTCTGGGCCTCTTTATATGGCATCTGTTATCGTGCAGATGGCTAAGAAGACAGAAAAGGCAGAAGACTCCAAAAACAAAGACGCTAATACTGAATCTACATTACTATCAAAAGGAATCAATGGTTTGACGCTTCGTGCGTTTACAACAAAGAATCGATTCGTTACTCCGTTCCTAGAGATTGAAATGTATTTGAATTTTAGAACAGGATTGAACAAGTATTCAGGACTTCTTGAAATGGCAGAAGGTTATGGTGTGTTAGAAAAGGCAGGTCATCGTTATGTCTTTAATGGGGAAAATCTTGGTTTTTTTAAGGAATTTAAAGACAACGAGGAAGTGTGGAATAAAATTCTACCAGTTCTTGAAGAAAAATTAAAAGAAGGTCTATCGTTTAAAAACGAGACTAATAATTGATTTTTTATAATTTATAATAAATAAAATTATGATTGAAACTAAACAAATTATTAGTGGAACAGAAGAAGAACTTCTTGAGTATTTTAAGAATAAATACAATCTCGTTGAATGTAATAATTCAAAAAAAGTTCAGGTAAATGAAGAAAAAATTCAACCAACAGTAGATGGAGTTAAAGCATCTACTAAGGTAGCTGTACAAGTCGGGAATAAAGTTACAGATGGAATTAAAAATCTTTTTGCTGGAACTAGTTGGGGTTAATAAAATTACAAAGTATGAAATTTATAGGTTGCATTCTACTTGAGTGCAACCTATAATTGTTTATAGTGAAAAATCCTTTACCCCTAGATCTAGATCATTATGAAAAGATCATTATGTATAATTCCATAATGGATCAGAATTATCTAGAAACCATTTTTGAATATACAAAACCTTCATTCTTTAAAAATAAAGATATCAAAACTGTTTTTTCAGTTCTACATTCTTATTACGAAGAATATAAGAAAGTACCAAATATAACAGAACTAAAAGCTCATCTTATAAAGGATGAGGATAAGCAAGCATTAAAGAATGTTGTTTTATCATTTGATTCTATAGATAAAACTTACGATAAAGAAATTCTAATTAAAAATACTGAAAGATTCATTAAAGAAAAATCAGTAATGAACACCGTACTGAGTACCTCTTTGGAAGTACAAAGTGGTGAAATTGATACATCTAAGATTTTAAAAAAGTTTGAAGATGCTTGCAATATTTCTCTAATTCAGAATCTAGGATTTAATTATTTTGAAAATATTGATGATCATATAAATGATCTACAGAAAGTTTTTAAAAAACTTCCTTCTGGTTGGAAGTGGTTGGATAAACATTTAGGGGGTGGATTTGAAGCTGAAGGAAGAGCTTTATATTGTTTTTTTGGAGTAACTAATGTAGGTAAATCTATCTTCCTTGGTAACATGGCTACAAATATTGTTAATCAAGATAAAACTGTAGTTTTGATTACACTTGAAATGGCTGAACAGGTTTATGCTAAAAGAATCAGTGCTTCACTATCAAAGATTCCATCAAATGATCTAGTAGTTCAACTTGAACCTTTAAGAAATCATCTCAATCAATATAAACTTAGAAACAGAAATTCAAAACTTATTATTAAGGAGTTTCCACCAAAAGCTGTAACATCACTTCAAATTAAGACATATATTGATAAACTAAAACAAAATGGAATAGTTCCAGATGCAATCATTATCGATTATCTCAATCTAATTTCTCCCACACAAAAGGGACTTAATTCTTACGAATCAATTAAGCAAACTACAGAAGAGATTAGAGCATTGTCTTATCATTTCGAATGTCCTGTAATTACAGCTACACAAGCAAATAGAGCAGCAGTATCTACACCAAATCCTGACGTTGATAAGGTGGGAGAATCTATGGGTCTTGCTCATACTGTTGATGCACAGTTTTCAATTTGGACTGAAGCAGAAGATATAGAATTAGGTATCATTCATCTTGGTATTGTTAAGAACCGATTTGGTCCTAGACAAGTTCATACTCAACTTAAAATTGATTATCCAACACTTTCATTAAGTGAAATGGATGAAGTTGCATTTAAATATGAAATCAAAGGAAGAATGCCTACCAATCTAGTTGATGATTCAAACCCAAACATTTCAGATATTTTAAATAGCGTTCAAAATTATAGTGATGGTGAAAATTAAAGACTTACGCATAAGTAAGTCTAATGATCATAACATCCTCACAACAATTTGAAAATTTATGCAATCCAGCAGATGCTCTCAATATAGAAGAGTTTGAAGAAATTACTCTTAAATTTGGATCTTTTGTATGTATAGCTAAAAATAAAAAAATGAATTATTTAAATTTTTTAAAATTTTTAGTAGACGATAAAAAGACACAAAAAATTTATTTTGCACTTTTGGGAGAATATTCTTTACAAAATATTATAAGAGCGTATCTTGGTTCTACACCAAATGTCTATAAGAAGATATTTAGGTCTAAATTAAACCAAAAGAAAAATGCTTGAAATTACAGAATCGGAAAAATTAATATATAATACATATTTGCGTTGTTCTAGATTTGGACAACCTGTGACATTCAGAAAGGATTTTTCTGATATGGATCAAAATACGATTGTAAATCTTAAAAAGATTTCTAACTTTTTAACCAGATATCCACATATAAAAGTGATGGATTATTTTTATGCACCAATAGGATTACACGCTGATGATGAATATCCAAAACTGAGTTTCTTCACAACTTTAGCTGCTATGAAGAACTATACTCTTTTTAAGAAAAAACAAGAAGAGGAAGATCCAGAAAAACAATTTGAATTAATTAAAGAAGGATTTAAGTTTATTGGAATGTTTTGTCTAGAAAATAAAATAACACTTGAGCAATACGCAAAACATAAAACTGGATATATGCTTTCATGGTTAAATCATTATCGGGAACATAGAATTAGCCCATATTGTTTAATGGAAATAAATGGAATATTTTCAGTTTTACACGAACTTGAAAATGACGAATTAGAACTTTTTGCAAAAAATTTAAACGAAAAGATTGTTGCATTTAAAACAAGATATGCTAATTCTAATAAGACAAAAGAACTGGTAAAAGAAGCAACAATAAAAATCTCTTCTTTTGTCAAAAAAAACTTGCAAACAAAATAAAAACTGCTACTATATATTTATGACAACCAAATACAACTCGAATATATTCGACTCACTAAAGGATGCACTCTCCACCAAGGAGGTTACTGACAACGCCTTCAAGGATTTCTTGAAGATGGATATTGATAAGACATATGTAGTTCGTCTCCTTCCAAACATTCAGGATGGTAAGCGTACACGTTTCCATTACTATCAGCACGTTTGGAAGTCAGTGGTTACTGGTAAGGTTGTAAGCTGCCTGTGTCCCCATACCACGGAGGATAAGTGTCCTATTGATGAATATCGTTCAAAGGCATACTATTCCAAGAATGATACGCTTATTGAGCAGTCTAAGCCTCTCAAGCGTAATGAGAAGTGGCTTTATAATGTTTACGTTATTAAAGATCCAACCAATCCTGAGAATCAGGGTCAGGTTAAGATTCTCAATGCAGGTACACAGCTTCAGAAGATTATTCAGAACGCTATTGACGGTGATGATGCAGATGAGTTCGGTTATCGAATCTTTGATCTTTCTCCTAACGGTTGCAATCTAAGAATCAAGGTTGAGAAGAATGACGGCGGTTATGCAACCTATGTTTCTTCTAAGTTCACTTCCCCTAGTGAGATTGAAGGTCTTGATGATCCAGATGAGGTATATGCATCAGTTAAGAGCTTGGACACAATTTTCCAAGCAAAGTCATACGATGATGTTAAGAAGCTCATGGATGTTCATTTCTTCGGTAAGTCTGAAGATGAAACTCAAGTTTCAACCCCAGTTCAGCAAAACGATGATGAAGATGATGATTTCGTAACTCCAGTTGTAACCAAAAACGAATCTTCAAATTCTGATATGTCTGAACAAGAGAAGAAGATGAGAGCGATCTTAGAAGATCTGTAAGATGAACGTATCACAACAGCAACAAGCATTAGAAGTTGCTAAGTTGGCAGCAATGGTTGGTTCACAGCTTAAGGCTGTGGACCAACTTACTGTTGAGCCATCTAGCAATCCAGCAAATAAAATTAACATTAATAATTTTATAGCTAATGTAAATAATCCAAATGCAAATGTAAGACCAGCTAAATATCTCACATCTACTCCAAATGGTTTTGCACCCCCTCCACCTGAGTCATTTGTTCAGAGTATGGTTCCTGATATTCCAAGTACTGTACCCGTAAGTCTTAGTCCTACTGAGAGTATTTTTGCTACACAAGCCCCACAAACATCAGAACAACCAATTCAGCAAAAGCAAGAAAATCAAAAATTTGAATTGCGTAAAGAATATGATAAACCTTTAATTACTCGTAGTGATATTGATAGTATTAGGAACTCACTAAAAAACATTGACAAGTCATTGTCAGGTCTGCTAGACTATTTTAAGAATAGTAAAAAGACCGATGAATGACTCCCTGCTCCCAATACCAAAAACATCTTTAGAAAAGTTATTGAAGCCTATAAACAGGCTTACCGAATCTTGTGTTCTAAAGATTGAAGATAATCAATTATATTCTCTCTGTACTTCTTTTGATAACAGTGTTATCCTCTATGCTAGATGTGCTATACCAGTTAGTATTCCTGAAACAAAAATTAATTTAATCAACATTAAAAAGCTTTTAACTGGTTTAGACTGTCTTGGTGATGATGGTCAATTTTCTATCAAATTAGAGACTAATCATATTAAATGTCAGTCTAAAAATGATGAGACCGGAGAAAATACTCACTTCAAATATCATTTAGTTGATGATGGTATCATTAAAGAATCACCAGTAAAGGTAGACAGTATATGTAGTTTGACTTTTGATACGGAATTTGAAATTCCCATTTCAAAAATCAAACAAATCATGTCGGCATATTCCTTTGTGTCTGATGTTACAAAGATTTATTTTTATACTAAAAATGATAAAGTATATGCTGAGATTGATGATAAAACATCACAGAATGTTGATAATATATCAATGCTAGTTTCTTCGGGTTATACAGGAGAATCAATTGATCCTATATCGATTAAAATCGAAGTCTTTAAAAGTTTAATTAGTAGTAGATATCCGATCAAAGTAAAAATCAATAATAAACTTAAGGTTTTTATTTTTGAAGCACAAGAAGACGATAACGTTAAATTAAAATTTATCGTTTCAGCACTTGTTAAATAAAAAAGCATAATAAATAGTTTTATGTCAAAGAATAAAATAACAACCTGTAGTTACTTTATCAAGCGTCTCCGTGATAGCGGTTATGTTACAGATAAAGTTTATTCCGATTATTCAAATTCCGATCCTAGATCTTGGACCGTTGTGGTTGATCCTAGAGTATCATCAGTCATGATAACTTGTTTCAACAATCACAATTTCTTCGGTGAAGAATATTTTGAAATGCATGATGGTGGACAATTTATTCCTGAACACTTTAAACTAAAAACTAGTTCAATTGAAACATTAATAGAATATCTTGTTAAATTTGGTATAAATAATAAGTCTGATAAATATTAAAATAAAATGGCTAGAAAAAAGAAAGATGAGTTTAATGCCAATATACCATCTCTTTCTTCTGTAGATTTTCCACAAAAGATAACATCAAACGCAGATGATTCTAAAGAAGAATTAACAAAAAAAGTGTATGATGCAATCTCAAATATCGAATTGCAAAAAAGCATAGATAAATGGTTAAAGGAAAATAAAAAAGAAAATCTAATAACACAGAGAGATCTTTCTATACTTAAAAGTATAATATCTGAATATTTAGACGTTTTTATTATACTCGGTTATAATCCACATGGCGAAAGAATAATTTTGCAAAATTTTAAAAATGCAAGAGACAGAGATGCAATAATGGAATTTTTCAAAACAGTTTTCATAAAACAACAACAAGATAATTTTTTAGACAATGACTGATTTCATCGACCCAACATGTAGCCATCCGACATTAGACGCAACTACCTTTCCTATAGGAAGTGCAGGTAGAAGTAATGGTTTTAATATTCTGCCGTTTTTATGTCAATTAATGAAGGCAGCAGTTGATCAAAGCGTTGATCCGATGTTAGTGCCTCCTGCTCAATATGACATGTCAAAACATTTAGATTTCTCAGCACTTACTGGTGTTGGTGATTCTAGATTTAGTACGGGTGCTATAATGTCAGCGGCATTTGTTAAATTCTTACCTAGATTAATAACACAAATAGAGGTAAAAAATTCTGGTGGTACTCAAATAATTGATAACTATATTTGCGATTCTGATGGCAATGCTATAAAAGAATCCATGACTGTTCCTGTAATGACTACAGTAACTAGTAAAGGAGCTAATTTGTATGGTTATGAAATTCCAGCTGGTTTAAATACTAATGATTTATTAAAACCATTAAACCAACAAGAAGTTTATGATTATATAAATGGGTTTATTCAAAGTCAGTCTGAAAACGCTGCTGATTATTTTATATCTTATTTAGAATTAAATTATCCAAGTAGTAATTGGTCTTATTCGGTTGGTGGATTTACTCTTCCTCCATTTTTTTATGTTGAAGTCACAAATTCAAAAACAAATCAATATGTTTATTTCAAATATCATGAAAATGTAAAAGATTATGTTGTGGGTAAATTGTTTGATCTTGGTTTAATACCAAGTAAAAACATTAATTATAGTCCCAAACCTAATTTCAGTAATAGTGCTCTTGTAGCGGCTTACATGAGTGTAGTTCCGGATTACAAAGATTTATTAAATAATAAAGATGCAAGTCAAACTTATTTGGATAAAGTTAGTAATACAGTCACTACTAGTTCTCCTAATGAATATAAAGATCAAAGACAAGCAAATACTGATAAATACAATCAATTATATAATGATTTCTATGCATTGAAAACAGATTTCTATGCAGTAAAAAAGAAATTACAAGATAAAAAAGAAATTTAACAGTTATATTGTGTACTAGGAGTAACACCCACAATACTTCCATCTGGATTGAATTGTGCTGTTACAGGAACGAAATTGCCAGTAAAAGCTTCGGCTGGTAATCCATAAGCAGCATTTCTTGCTTGAATTGCATTATTAGCTCTATTTTGAGCATTTGCGAATGATGCACCACCGACTAAACATCCACCGCCTACGGAATTAGGACCCGGTGACGTACCAGAAGGTTCCGGTGGAGGTGTTGGTACGTGACTACCATTAGGTCTATTTGAAAGATAACCTTCCATACCATCATATGAAACACAAGCGGGATGTTCATGAAAATGTGTATGACCTCCTGATATCTGTGGATGATTATGAGGAAAACTCCAAACAGGCATGAATCCCGGATCGACGATACCCGGCCCTGTATCTGTAGTCACAGTTATTGGTGACAACAAGAAATAATCATAACCTGTCATAGCAAATCCTGCTGGTAATCCTTCATTAGCAACTGGTGTGTTGATTTTAACTAAATTAATACCTTTTAATACCGCATTTGTAAGCCACTCTAAAGATAAGATATAATCCAAACCATCTATGACTGTATTTATTATATGTAAAGTTTCAGCAAATGTATTATATACAGTCGCCTGATGACCATTTTCAAATGGAGGTAATGAATTATAAACAGGATGATGTGAAACTGGATCACAAGCAGAAGCTGCTTCAGTTTGATATTGTGTACTTCTTGTTATTAAAGTAGGAGTTGCAACTGCTCCATCTAAAATAATAGTACCTTTTACATTTAAATCACCATTTACAGAAAGTTTACCAGTTACGTGTGTTCTTTTTGCATCAAAAAGAATAGCACTATCACCAGATCTATCATTTGCGTCTAATTTTATATTTTTACCTTTTAACGTAGTTAGACCATTAGAAGCGACAATCATTTCACCGTGTGTACTTAATAGGTCAACACTTCCAGCATGAATTGCGGTATGACCAGTTGTTTGTATCTCTATACCCGGTGCACCCGCAGATACAGTAAATTTATTACTAGCATCTAAGAAAATTTCACCACCCGGCGTACTATCTACCCCAATATGGTGTAACATATCTTTCATTGCACCTTCTTGTTCTATACCCAATTCTTTTTTACCTTTACAATTTAGTCCAGTTGGAAAGGGAACGGATAAACCTATGCCATAAGGAATAATATTATTTTTAACTAATCCTGCTCTTATATGTAAACCACCAGAAAAATGATGAACATTAGCATTCGGACTAAGATTTTGTTCGTGTTTAGTTATTTCGGATTGTTTCTCTTGTAATTGTTGTTGTGCTATATTGTTTGCTTGTTGGAAATTATTACCATTTGTTTTCATCACACCCCCTTCACAATTAGGATGTCCGCAACTTTTACCACCAGTTAAAGATAAATTACTGGTTTCCGACATAAAGGGAACCAATAACATAGTTAAATATTTGTTTAATTTTTCTACATTAAATGGTGCCCAAGGTAGAATTTTATATTTTTCAATAGTTCTTAATATTTGACCAGCAAGCACACTTGCTCTTTGCGTGTTTACTTTACCAGCACACACTGGACATTTTACTTGATCGGGTTCTGCTGATTCAAATGCTTGTTTTTTCTGCTCATGTATATCATTAACCATTCCTTGTATAGCACTAGCTGATTGTACGGCAGTGCTATCGTGGGAACCCGGTACATTCACCGTATTCCCCTTTGCATGATGAAACGAATGTCCACCAACTACGCTCTGATGAGAACCACCCGTAGATTGAACATGATCTTTTTTAGAATTATTAATTGTATCGCCCTCTGAATTTAGAAAAATACCACCGGGTTTCAAGAATGCAAAATTACCAGTATTATCTTGTAATCCTATTACTGATAAATCATCTGGTACAACAGATCCAAACGGAGATTTCTGAAGATGATATTTAAAAAGAAGTTGACCTGCTGGTGAATAAAAACCATCAGTAAATTTTATTTCATTTTCATCATTTACATTTTCGGACATAATAATATTTATTTAACTTAATTAAATATCAAATTAAACATGGTGACCAGCTGGTGATGCATTTGCTTCTAACACACTTGCAAAATAAACTGGTTTTTGCGGATCTCCTCCGTGAAAAAATACCCAAACTTTAGATCCAACTGCTGGTTTAGAAATAAACCCTTTTACGCCAGTATTTGGCAAACTAGCAATTCCAGATTTTTGCATCTGAACTGGTCTATGATCATCAGATGTTTGTGGACCTTGAGTTTGATTCTGAGCTATATAATCGGTATTTAAATTGCCACTAGCTATCCAATCAGCAGCAGATTGTCCTTGTGGTACGGTACCGGGAAAATCAGCTAATTGTTGTTGTAACTCTTGATTTGTTTTAGGATACGAACTTGCTTTACCCACAACAGTCCATTCCATACTAGTTCCATTATAAGGTGAATTTTTATATTGCGTAGGATCTACCCAAACGTCAACATTACCAGCAGTATCACTACCCGATGTATCTACAATCATTACTTTTTCTCCTGTTTTAGAATTATATAAAACCGTACCATTCGGTAAATTTGGGTCATTTGTAGCAGCCGCACCGGGTCCTAAATTCTGATATCCACTATTACCAAATCCTTTATTGGTATTACTATCATGATTCAGATCTGGTCCTCCTACATCTACACCAAAACTATATTCAGTAGTAAAAGCAGTAATTTTTTTTCCATCTGTACTAGCTGGAGCATCTTGTTTTTGCGGTGGATCACCATCAGCACTAGAAGCTATTGGAGTCACGTTTTTCCCAGCAGCTGTATTTGGATCTGTTTTAGGGGATTGTGAAGCTGAAGAATTCGGATCTTGAAGAGAAACTTCTGGTTTAATTTGTGGTCCGGTTTTAGAATTTACTGGTGCTGATGTCCCACCACCAAAACTTAAATTTGCTTTTTCAGACCAAGGTAAAACATTTTTTAATCTTCTTAAGATATCAGGAGTAAATGTACCATCAACTGTTTTAAAACTTTTATCAGTACCCAATTGATCATTCCAAGAATCAATTAAAGTATTACTTAAACTTGGTATAAAAACCTGAACTCTACTTCTATTTTCAGGATCTTGATCGTTTATAACAAATCCTATATGATTACCATTTATATAGTCATCCATATCAATTAGATTTAGCGGGTTTACCTGAAGAACTTACTCCATCAGCAGGAGGAGTAAATAAATCAGACCAAGCATTTTTTAAATTAGTATAGTCTTCTTGTATTGGGACAAATACATTTTTTACTGGATTACCATTTGAATCTATTAATGTTCCATCTGATCTAGTATAGACATTCGGATGTAAATTAAAATCAGGTACAGGTAATTTACCACCAAAATGTGTAAAAATAGCTTGAGCTTTACCTAAATATTGACCTAATTGAGACATACCAGCCATATTAGATCCATATTTGCTTTCTAATGCACCTATTAAATCTCCGTGTAAAGCTTGCATTACATATCCATAGCCAAAATTCTGCAATTTATTAGCTAAAAATGCATCGGGATTACTACCTATCGTATTAACTAAATTGAATATATCTTGTATTTGTGGTGGTAAATGCGAAGTAATAATACCCAAAGGATCAACTGTTAATTGAGAAGTAGCAGTTAATATCTGTTGAAATCCATTTAAATAATTTAAAAACGGACCAGACATTTGAAATAAAGATGTAAAGAAATTTATATCATCTAATATTACCTGTAATGTTTCTAATATCAAACATAATAAATCTAATGGAATAATACTATCAATTAAACTTAAAAGTTTTTGTTTGATTTTTGCCAAAACACCATTTACTTGAGCATAAAGTTGTTTTACTAAATCAATACAACCTTGATACATATCATAAATTAATTGTTCAAATGTTTGAACTACAGCTTGTATTTTTGCTAATAATCTATTTAATGAACCAAAAGAACCTTTTGGTAAAGTAAGCCAAGCATGAGTTCTTATTTTATTGCAAAAATTTACTAATTCCTGAGTAGCACCCGGATGGATACTATCCAATAAATTAGTAACTAAACTAGAATGTATATTTGGTGAACCCGTAATTGGATTTGCTGGTTGATTACCAGCATTTATACCATGAGTTACACCATAGCAACCAATATTGTCAAAACAGTGTTTTGCGTAGGCTGGTGTTTTTGATATTATTTTTTTTAATGTTACATCCTTTGCTAATAATCTAAAACTGTTAATGAAATTTTCATCCATTACTGCTTTCTGTTGCTTACCCGGATCTAAATCCGCTGTTATCGTGCCATAATCAAAACCTTCAACTAACATTCTTAATAGTATTAAATATGAATTTATATTTAATTCAACACCATAATGATTCCATGTTCTCTTTAATATCGCTAATTCATCCGCATTTAATCCTGTTTTTTGTTCCCAATCTGCTATTATTTTTGCTTGTGAATTTTGATTTTGCTGAGTTTGAGATTGAGTCTGATTAGCAGCTTGGGTTTGATTAGCAGCTTGAGTTTGATCTGTTTGATTTTGTGTATCGTCTGGAGGTGGAGGAGGAATCGATTGAGCGTCAGTTTGATCCGGTTGAGCCACTACGGGTGTAGGATTATCTTGATTCGCTGATGATGAAGGAGCACTACTTTGACCATTTACTCCACTAGACGTAGTTAAATCAACTCCATTTAAATTCTGTGTATTATTTAAAATAGCAGAAGAACTAATGCCTCTTTGTGCATAAAGAACCCCATTATAATTTGAGTTTATATCATTGACTTCTCCATTCTGAAGTCCTAAATTCTCATTGACACCAACTGCAATACTATCACCAACACCTATATATTGAGTATTTGGATAATATTGTTCAGCTTGATTAATAGCATATTGATAACCAGCATCACTCGGATGTATACCATCCCCACCTGCATAGTATTTATCAGGAATTACGACGACAGGTGCTCCATTAGCACCCGCTGCTACATAATCTGAGACACTACCAGAACCTCGTAAAGCGGGACCGGGTGCAACCAATACCACATTATTACTTTGATTTAATGCACCAACTGTATTCGATACATTTTGTTGGGTTTTAGCTCCGGAAATTTGACCCGGATCATTACTCCCCGTAGATAAAATAATTGTATTTGCGTATGCCATATTTTTCTTGAAATGTTATATTTTCAATATATAATATACTTATGTCTAAATCTCAAAATTCATATCCTCCAATAGGTATTGCTGGAGCAGCTAGAGCAGGTAAAGATACTCTATGTAGAGGTTTGCGTAGAATGTTTTCAGAATTTGACATACCAAGTAAAAGAAAATCTATTGCGGGGGACACAATTAAAAGTGATTTCAAAGAACTTTTGAATAATTCATTCAATATCAACTCCTTTACAGAAGATTTAGAAGAAAAGGAATTAATTCGACCTCTAATGGTCGAATATGGCAAAATAGCAAGAATTAAAACAGAAGGTAGATATTTTATAGAAAAATGTGATTTGGATAAAGATTTTGTTAATATTATACCAGATATTCGTTATACAGAATATTCTAGAGACGAAGTCCAATGGTTAAAAAACGAAGTAGGTGGATTATTAATATTTGTTGAAAGAAAAAACATTTTCGATGCAAATGATACAGAGAGAGTTAATAATAAAATTATTAAACCTATGGCTGATGTGAGAATATCATGGTCTAATTTAAATGAAAATATTCAGAATGAAAGAGAACAAATAGATTCATTTGCTAGTGATATTATAACAAATTATTATTTACCACTTACCAAGAGGACAATTAGCGGCTCGTAAATACGCCTTTACAGCAAGAAAACAACCACATTTAGTACATCTCTGTTGTGGTTTATTGTAAAAATTACATCCCTCACATATATTTTTTCTTCTGTTTGCTTCTTCCTCAGAAACATTCATCGGATTACCAGCCGCTACTGATTGTATTACGTTTTTAGCAGTTGATGCTAAATTTCTAGTCATATCGATTATATTTGGATTCTTCTTATTAGAAGAAGCAAATTCACGAATTTTATTATTTTGTAACATATTTTTTAATTGATCTCTATTCATATTAAAAATGGGTTTCTTTATCATCCCATAACTTAGAAAAAGCATCAGCTTTAACAGCTACTATATCGTTAGTGTATGTTTCTTGTGTAAAAGTATGAACAACTTCCGTTACAAGCCATTGACCTAAAAATCTATCATCAAATGCATTTTTATCACCAGAGCTAGTTCTGTCTATGAAGATCCATGTGCCCGGTTGTCTCAGCGTATATCCCAATAATCTTAAATGAACTGCTTGGTTTAAAAATAAAGCATCTTTTATCATTTTTAATGATGATGCTATTTTAGAAAAAAATGTAGAAAATATGGTATGATTAGTCAATTGATATCCTTGTGCTTTAGTTTTATTTTGATTTAAAAGAATCTGAGCTTGTCCTGAGTTTGGATTTCCTTTTGAAAAATTATATAATCCCTTTTTACCTTGATTTGTTAATTCATTTTTTACATCTGTCACAGAATTACCTTTAAAAAATATATTCCAACCACTGTTTGAAAAATCAAAATTATGAACAGGTGCATTTGTAATTCTCATATCATCAGCAGCTACCATAGGAACAAAATAATAACTCTGTATTCTTGATGCTATGGGTGATGTGGTATTATATAAATCAGTTGAATCATCACTATAAGCTCTGGGTATATAAGGCTTACTATTTTGTATGCCATCTTCTATGTACATTCTTTCTTTTTGATTTTGTTTGGATGTTTCAAAATATTTTGATATTGGGATTAATTTCCAAGTTTTATCGGATGTTTTTCTTCCATATCTTAGTAATGTATGACTTTTTCCATCTGATGAAATACAATAATCGAGTATATATTTTAAATCTGCTGCTGCATTGGAATTTGCTGGTGATGTATAAATAACAAGTGATTCTTTACTACCTACATCCCAATTTGCATCATCAATTTTTTCAAATGGATATTTAGGTTTATCGATAGAACCACCTTTATTTGGATAATCAAAACCAACTTTTAAATTAGTATCCGATCCTGCTACATATTTTTCTATTGAAGGTGGATTTGACGCAGTAGTAGCTAATATATCTTTTATAGCTACGTTTGCTATAGCTGCTTTTTTTGAATCGGGTAATTTAGAATAATCTACATTTGCTGGTATTTTAGAATCAGTTGATTTATTAGCAGTATAAACAGTAGAATATTCTATATTTCTTTCTAATAAAATTTGATATTTTTCATCCCAAAAATAATATTTTCTTCTTTTTATTTGACTGCTATCCGTATGTAAATCTTCTACATCATATATAACGAAATCATAATAAATTTCATAATCATCTGGAAAACTATTAGATGTAGTTTGACCTGCGATTTCAGAAGTACTTTTTAATGGTTTTATTCTTACGCTTATTTTATTTCTGCCATCGGTTCTAAATACATATGGAGAAGGAATAGCATCTTGTGATGCACCAGTGGAATCTTTAGCCGCTAACGCTCCTTTTTCTAAAACTTCCGAATCATTTTGTAAAACAATATATCCTCTTGTTACCCAAGTAACTAAAGATTCCTCTATTGATAATTCATCTATAAATCTGGTGTTTAATGGGAGTGGTTTAAAATTATCAAGTTGATTATAAAGAAAAACTTCAATATAAAAAAACTGATTATTTATGGATCTTACAAAACCACTCTGTTGATTTTGATTTAAATCAGCCATAATTAACAAGAAACAGTATCAACGTTTCTTAGTAAAGAAACATTCAATTGATTGAATACAAAAGTAACAGTACAATTTATTTCCGTCGGTTCTTGATTTGAAAAATTTATTTCTCCCAATGTAGTAGGAAATGCGTTTGAGTAATCAAATGATATAATTTTATTATTATATTCATCTAAAGAAACGATAGAAAATTTTGAAGTATAATCAAAAAAAGGATTAATTATTGGTAATTTATTAGTATTTCTTTCTGGTGGATTCAATACATTTGTTATATCCGAAGTTGAATTAGAAGTGTTATTAAACTGATTTATCCAGTTCCATAATATCCAGTAATTCTTATATCCATTATCAACTAAAAATTTAACTGTTATTGGATTATATGCTGGTCTAGAATAAGAAGAAGTTTTGTGAACTTGTCCACCAAAAGGAACATTTATTTCGGGTACGGTTATTTGGGGTACTGGTGATCCATAAATTGTAAATTGAATTGGATCTGCACTATAAGAAGTACCCAATACCGGATCATATACGTTCTTTAGTGATTTTGGTAAATCCAAAATCATTAAAAATTTATCATTCCTAGATCTATTTAAAACTGCTTGATTCATATTAAAATATCATTGGTAATGTATAACCATCCCCATCATACTTACTATCTTCATCTTTTAATGGTGTTTGTTTACTTAAAGAAAAATCATTTTTAGGTGGTTTTTGTCCATCCCAATTCAAAAGCCAAGATCTAAGTTCATTTTCTTCTTCTTGAATAGATGGATTGTTTTTTTCTAAATCGAATTTTCCTACCCAAGAAGTATTTGTCGATATATTGTCGGTTTTTTTATAAACAGTAGCTTTTCCTTCAAAAATAGGACTTTTCTTAATTAAATCTGAATTATCTATTAAAGGTTTTATTTTTAGTGGTCTACCCTGATCATCGACTTCAGATATATTAAAATATTTTGCAGCCAAAGAAGGATCTAATATGAATAAAGCCCAAATTAAACCAAAAACTCTATCATCCAAATCTTTATCGTTCTTTTTACTATAAGTGAAATTTGGTAATCTAATAAAATTAGCTAATTCTAAAGTTGTTTCAATATCATTTAGTTTAACTGCATTTAAACTATTAGTCCAGTATCTGAAGTTAGTTACTCCCTTATATTTGGTATTTGTATGATTATGAATACCATATCTGTGATCTTTATTATAATGTTTACTAAATCCTTCAAAATGATAAGAAACTAAATTTTCATAATTGTGAGTATTGACCAATACATCTAGAACCTGTTGACCATTATTGTTATTTTCTACGAGTAATGGTGGTCTACCCCAATCTTCCATTATACCCATTAATCTAGTTCCAAAATGAAACGGACTCATTGTATTTGTTGCATATACAGCGACCTGTTCGATATTAGTTAAGTCCGAAACATCAAGTATTTGAGAAACAGTATTAGATCTTCCTATACCTTCTCCAACATCAACTCCAACCACATAAAACGAATCTATTTTGGGTGGAGAGAATATCTTATAAGATCCATTATCCATAACCAAAATAGGTTCTCTACATCCTGATTTTAGTTTTTCTAATAATTCTGGATCAATTGCTGTTTTGCCTTTTTCATGGAAAACGTTTCCAAATTCCTGATCAAAATCATCCTTTGATCCCATTTCAGCAATTGTATTCTTTTTCCATTCATCGTCACGACCGGGCACCTCCCACCAATCCACTCTTTCCAAATGCCATCTACTATTCTCCTTTTGCGTTTCTTGATATAATTCGTAAAATTTATTATCAACACCATTAGGTGTACTAATTAAAACCAATTGAGATTTCTTCATCGAAGAAATTACAGGATAAGCTGACTTCCAAAGCTCATTCATGAGATCTTTGTTAATGTGAGCCATTTCGTCGATGATTAAAAGATTACTAGTACTACCACGAGGACCGGATGATGATGTTGTACTGATACTGATAGAAGAGCCATTCTTCAGATCAATACCATCATTTCTAAATGATTTAACTGAAGGTTTCATCCAAACAGGTAACTGTTCAAACGCCATCTTCATTCTATCGAATATTTCTTCTGCTGTATCTTTTTTATTTGCAAGAATTGTTATTCTCTTATCGTCTTGGAAACAAACCATCCATAAAGCATATATAGTTATAGTTGTTGTTTTACCGGACTGTCTACTTGATAAAACTAAATTAAATCTATTGTTTGCAAATGCTTTTAATAGTCTCTTTTGATATTTTCTTAATTCTATTTTTTGTTTCCCGTCTTCTGTAACAATATAAAAATAATTCTCAGCAAAATGAGTTATTTTTCTTCCGCAATTTCTAACTTCCTCCAACATTTCAGGAGTCCATTTAATCTGAGCTTCTCCTCTTAAAAGATTTTCGTTTCCTTTATAAAAATTTGCATCTACTACAATGTCCTCAATCTGAAGATCATCCAAAGAAGGAGCTTCTACTATTTTCTTCTTTCTACCCATGTATAAATACTTATGTGGAAAATCAAGAATTAAAAGATGAAGATATAGTACAACTAGGTAAAAAAGACGGAGTTATGACATATCCCGACAGTGTTTGGCCTATTTTTGAATTAGATATAGAAGATAAAACCGGAATCTGGACAAGACTTCAAACTGAATTACAAATAATGGAATATCAAAACACATTACAAAAAACTTCAATAGAAGAAATAGAAGATTTTTTATATGTTAATTCGGATATAGATTTTGAAATGTTATTTTATGAAGAAGAAATGCCTGATTTTAATTTTTTCAAATATAATGATAGAATCTATGCATATACACACGGTAAAAAACCTAGATCTAAAAAGAAAATTTTTGCCAGATTTTATTTTGAATTAGAAGATATCTTGAAAAAAGATTAAGAATTATTTTGTAAATTAAGCTGACTCAATACAGCAGATACATATTGAGATTTCAACAATTTTATCGTACTACCAAGTTCAGGCATTTTCGTAGGATCTTTTATTTGGTTGTACTCGCAAATCAACCACCATAAATCTACCGTATTATAATATTTATAAGAAATATAATACCATGTGTCAGTTGGTTGTATAATATAGGGATCTTCGACCGAACTATCTTGTGCTGGAAATATGTTTATATTTCTTAACAAATTATAAAAATAATTTCCATCATTATCTGAATATACATTGAAAAAATTTTCATATCTATATAAAGACAAAGAAGGCAAAGTTGATATAGAATTTTGATTCATATTATTGATTAACTGGTCCTGCGTTAGTAGTCGGGAAACCAAAATTTAAAGAAGATTTTGATTTTAATGCTTGTGCCACCGCACCAGCACCAGACTTAAACACACTACCTAAATTGTTTTTATCAACGGTTATAGTAGTATCAGCAGTAGATTGTGGAGATGTAACTTGTACTTTACTACCACCTATAGCACCTTCAAAAATATTACTACTCATTGGTAATATTTCTTTAAATCTTATTGTTACTTTATATGCTTCAGGAACTAATGCTTGAGCAGCACCAAACTGAGCAAATTCAGCATAATCTCTTGTTGTACCTATACTTTCAATTGAAAAATCCTCAACATAAGAAACAGGTGAATAATAACCACCAATAGTTCCAGCATCTAAAGTATATATTTTAGGTGGGATATAAGTCATAAATGATGTTCTTGTTTTTAAATTTTGGAAAGTAAAAAGCTGAACAAAACAAAAATTATCATAAGCATCTTTTATCGATGTTGTATTATAAAGAGGAAAGGAAATAGTAATCGATTGTGGCGTTGTGTCGGCATATTGTTTTATTTTTTCCGTGCCAACGCCCGGTGTAATTGCTCCAATTCCAGCACCAATCAATTTACCTAAAAATGTATTAGATTCTCCTTCTTTACTTGATTTTAACAAATCACCTAAACCAGCAGCATTTTCCCAAGAATTAGAAACATTTCTAATCGGAGAACCGTTATTAATCAACCAAGGAAATCTATAAACAAAATTCGTAGGTGATGCACTATACATCTGTTGATAAGGATCAAGTAAATCCCCCTGTGCAAGAACATCTATTCCATTGAAAATTTTTGCAAAATTAGTATACCAAATACCATAATCAAGTTCTAATTCTGTGGCATATATACTAGGAACTTCTGATGCACTTCCTGCATTTTTCCATCTATAATCATTCAATATATCTATAGTGCGTTTTTTTGGTGTTAATTTAGTATAAGGAGTAATAATATTACCAGCTACGGGTAAACTCTGAGAAGTAGCTGAAAAAAGACCATTACTAAATCTACCGTTAATTAATGCTGCGGATTCTGCTGACATAATATTATACTAAAACTCCTCTGTTAAGGTTGTAATAACGGCTCTTGTATTCAAATGTTCTATCTGACTTGGAATTAACAGAAACATTACTATTATTACTTACTGCTACAGTATTACCTGCTGAATCATTAGATTTGGATTCCGCTAACATTTTTATGGTTGAATTTAAATTTTGTATTTGTTTACTTAAATTTACAAACATTTTATCTATGGTTCCATCTGGTTTTGCAATATAAGCAACATCGTCTTTATCAGGGGTATATGTTTTACCGTCTCTTCCTTGTATTTTTTTTGGTTTAATAACAGCATCGAGTATCGGAAATGAATCTACGCTATCATCAACACTATCATTATCATTTTGAGGTGGTGTTTGGTCATTCTGTTGATTTTGTTGTTGGTTCTGAGAATTTCTTAAGGGTGGTGCTTTTGCACCTTGTGGTTTACCTGTAGTCGGATTAATCGCAGTATCTTTGAAATCCAACCAACTACTAAGACTATTATATATTCCACTTATTACTGGTATATTTGTAAAATAACTTAAACCATTTAAAACATCAGTATAATCACCACTTGCTATAGCGGTAACTACCTTTGATAAATTACCAAACCAATCTGCTATAGTTTTCACAAATTTACTTTCGGTTACTAATTTCGCCAAATTACCAAACCAATCTCCTATATTAGTAATAACAGATGATCTCTTATTAACATCTTCTTCTTTATTATAATCACCACCACTAAGACCAAACCAATCTGTAATAGCTTCAATTACAGCGGCACCAATAGATATACCTTCAAAAACAGCAGGACCGATAAAAGTAGGTGCTGATATTAAAGAAGCAAGGTCAGAAACCGCCATTATACCGTCTAATATTGCACCAAGATAATCTTTTTTATTATATCTGTCATATGCAAAATAACCACTGACGAGTGCACCAATGCCGGGTAGTAATTTCATCCCCTTCAATCCTAAACCGAAAATTTTAGGTGCTATTTTACCAACAGCGGGTCCAAATATTTTTGAAACAATACTACCATTAAAAACGCCTTTAATAACACCAAATAAAGATTTTGTTATGTTTTTAGTTTCAGTAACAACCTTCACTCCAGTTTCAATTACTGGATTTGCTATTTTTTCTAATGCAGCTATTTCACCTTTTAATTCTTCTATTTTAGTAATCTCTAAAAGAGAATTGCCTATATTTAAATTTTTGCTTCTTAAAGATGCTTGTGATGCTCTTATCTCTGCTTTTTTATCTGCTATTTCTTTTGCGGCTTTAGCCATTTCCATTTCTTTCTTAATCTTTGCCGCTTCTTCTGCTTCTTTAGCTGCTTTTATAGCAGCTTCTTTTTCTCTTGTTTTTGCGGCAACATCAAAAAGATAAGCAGTACCAACGCCTTTTCCTACGTCTTGAGCTACCTTCGCACCTCTCTCTACTCCATCACCCAATTTTATATTAAATGTTTTTTCTATTATTGGTTTTAATTTATCTACTATGGTAGGAGCAGCTAATAAAGCAACAACAGATCCTACTATTGCTAAACCAGCAGTACCTCCCAATAGCTCCGCAAACGTTCCAGCAGTTAATGCCTCTGCACCAGCCGCTGCTTCTGCACCAGCAGCCGCTTCTGCCGCTCCCGCAGCAGCTGCCACCTTTTTACCACCAAATAATTTTGAAAATAAAGTTTGACCAGCACCGAATTCAGCACCTTCCAATAAATTATCAAGAAATCCTTTTCCTCTAGGACCACCTCTTCCACCAAACATAGAAGCCAAATCTCCTGATTGAGAAGAGCTTAATTTCTTTGATATGTTTTTATTTACATTATCTAATAATCCCTTTAAAAAATTCTCAGTTTTTTCTGAAAAAGTAACTAATGTTATTTTAGGTCCGAATGACTCTTGTTCATCATCAGCTGTTTTTATTCTTCTATTATCAGTAACAGTTTGAGGTAAAGGTAAATTATTTTGAGTTTCAGTTTTACCTATAAGTTCATTAG